CACTTGACCTTGTATATACAGAATCGTTGGCACCGACCACACCCGAAGGATAAGTGCAGCCGATGCCAACGAAAACTGTTGCTTGTCGGGTGTAACCCTTATATCAGGTCAAGCCAGTGAGCGTTGCCTGACGGTCGCGGTTAGAGCAAGTCAGAGCGCCGTAAGCAAGGATGGCTGCGTAGCGAGCGTCCTTACCGTTGACGATACCTTGCTGGAATGGGGTTGTGGTGAACCAGTTGCCAGCCATGCCAGTCAACTTGAGGTACTTGGTGTTCAAGAAGGACATGCGTCCTGAAGTTGCAATCTTGTCAAACACAACTGGAGTTGATTTGAACATCAAGTTCTGGAAGCCAGCATTAGCCTTGGCGACGTCCTGATAACGAACGTTCGGGGTCAACAATGCTTCGTACTTCTGGTACTGGGTCTGAGTGGTGACGATGATGTCGGGAACGTCGTTGCCCTTTGATGCATCGTTGTATGCCTCTGCCATGTTCAGCAACGTGAGAGCGCCACCGATGTTGGTAACCGTAGGGTTCCACCATGTTTCAGTAGCGCCATCAATGCCACCAACAACGTTACCAGTGGTTCCAGCAATGACGTCAATTCCGAAGAAGTTGGTCGTCGCGCCAGTACCAGTGAATAACTGCTGGTTCATGAGTGCCTGCAAGGAGCCTTCAGCCTGAGTAATCTTGGCATTGAGCAACTTGATAACCTGCTCCTTGCCACGGTTCTTGGCTTCTTCAATACCGCTGATTGAGATACCAGCAGCGATTTGCTTCCACTCGTACTGTGCGGCTGAAATACCATCTGCCATTGTGGTGGTGATGGTGTCAAAACCTGCGTACACAGCAGCAGTACCGCTGTCTGCGAACAATACGGGCTCAACAATTGAGGCACCGCCTGTTTCAACAACAACGCGACCCTTGGTGTTAAGGTGGTCCAAAAGCACGTTGGCTTTAAAGATGTTGTCAACGAGTTGTTATTTAGGGTTGTGGATAGAATTTGGTTAAAGTCTGGGTTTCCAGCCATTTGATTTACCTCCTAGGTAAAGTTGGGTTGATTTTAGAGACCTAATGCTTTTTCAGCAGCAATAAAAGCCTCTAGTACAGATTTGGATTGTGTAGGTACAACGGCATCGCCCCTTGAAGAACTTCCGCCAGAGACTACTTGGGCTGATTTCTTAGCCTGTGTACGTTGAGAAGTTTGAGCAACCTTTCGCGTTGCTTCGCCTCTCTCGCTGTAAACCCTATCAAACTGGATTAGTTTAAAGGTTTCTTCCAGGTTTTGAGAACCGCTTGCTAGTGCTTTGACAATTACCTCTTCACGGTTAAAGTCTTCGCCGTACTTACGTTCAAGGGCAATGATTTCATTCTCTACTTCGGAAAGTGTTTGCTTGTATTCCAAGTCACGTTTCCACGCTTTGATTTCTTCAAGTTCCTTGGCTAAGGGGTCAACCCACATATCTTCCTCATAAGAGGTTTGGATATTGTGTTGGCTAACTCCATAGTGTTGCTGCAGCAGATTGAGAGTTCCTTGCGGGTCTCGGGCTAACGCTTCCGCTAACGCCGATGCCGTTTGTACATCTTGCTTCTGCTTACTGAGTTCCTGTGTCTTACGGGTATAATCCGATTGACGCTGGTATCCAGCAAGAGCCTCACTGAGTGGTACTTCAACCATTTCCCCGTCTATCTTGATAACCACAGTTTTACTGCCGTACTCATCAAGGTCTAAATATTCAGGGTAATCGTCTTCGTCCCACTCGGACTCAACTGCTTCCTCATCGGTATAATCAACTTGTCCTTCCGAATCTTCAAATTCGTCTAGGGGTTGGTCTACTTCAATATCAGCATAATTTTCTTCGTTACTCATATGTAGGGTCCGTCCTTCTAATGGTTGTCCTATATATAAAGCACTTTTCTTACATTGGTGGTGCTGGTAGCACCCCTGATTCAACTAAAACCTGAATTACTTCAGGCGTAAACCCACCTCGTGTTACAATTTCCTGTAACAGTTCAGGTGGTAATTGAATCAAGATTTCTGGCGGAATCAACTCACTACCAGGGATTTGTGCTAGTTCTGGTGGAAGTTGCATTCCCTGTTCAGGAGCCATTCCTTCTTGTTCTGCCAGCAGTTGCGCTAGTAGTTCAGGTGGTAATCCTGCAAGTTCAGGTGGCAAGCCTGCTGTATCTGGTGCGCCCATTGCTACTTGGTCTGGCGTTGGCATTGGACCACCCATTGGTAGTTCGGCAGGTACTGGCATACCACCAGCAGGAACTGATGATTGAGAAGGATTCTCTGGTGGTGCTTGCTCAGGTGCTTCTTCCTGTGGAGGGTTAAGATACTTTTCAATATCCTTAACACCAAAGCCTTGGTCAAGAACCAACTTAGCCAACATGTCCAGTTTGATAACTCCTGCTTGGGCAAACGGTGCCATAGAGTCAACAATTTGTAGTGCGCGCTGACGACGGAATCCATCATTCATTGGGACAGTAGAACCTGCCTCAACATTAAAGTCAAATTCCCCATCAATGTAACTAGGACCGAACTTAACCCAAGCCCACTTACCTGGCTTATCTAGTACACGGACAGTTTGGTCTTCTGTCATGAACTGTTGGGCTAGTTTGATAAGGCGTGATGCAACTTTGGCAATACCCTTTTCAATGATGGTTAGTTTCTCTGCTGCACGACTGTCTGCTCCACCCTGCAAGATGGTTGCTTCTGTAGCCGTACGGCGAACTTCTGGCAATACACCACGCTGGTAATCAGAGATACCTGACACTCTGTCCATATCTGCCTGAATAAGTGATGACTGATTATAAAAGTCAGGTGGGTTAATTAGGGCAGGCATCGGGTAAACGACATTAGAAATGTTCTCATCACCCTTAACAGGAACCATGGCGTTGTCCTCATCTGAGGAAAGTGCAGCACGACCGAAGTCATCAAAGGCATTTTCCTTAAACAAGTACTTACGGCTGTAACGCTTACGGTGGTTCATCATCTGGGTACGAGTCTCGTTGAGTTCGTATTGCAACGGTTCAATAGCCTCTAGTTCACCCATTGGGTAGAAGAAACCTGGAATGTCATAGTTCCGTAACATTGTAAAAGGATGACCAAAAGCAAAAGGAATGTCTTGGGGCTTTACTAGGAACTTGTCTCCGCCATCAGCAGAGAACACACACATAGTCTTCTTGGCAATGTCGTAATACTCAACAATGTCGCAATATGCTTCTTGACTGTTGATGTCACTGTAAAGAGTCTGTGAACGTCCAGAACCATTTGTTTGCCATGTGTCTGTGTAAGAACTAGCAGTTACTTCTTGACGAGCCGAATAGTCATAACGCTTATCGTTCTTGACGTCCTTAAGAGGGCGACGAATACGTTGAGCAATCCAGCGAATATCCTTCATCGTGGTGCCTTGACTGTCAACAAACATATTGAACGGGTCTATGCGCTCAATGAATGGGCGGTCTTCCGTAACAACAATGTCAGTTTCAGCAAAGTTAGTAGGCTTATCTTTATCCGCTGCTTCGTCGTCCGTGTCTTCTATGACAACATCTTCTTCAACGTAACGGTAACCAGACTTAACCCATCCGTGACCAATAATCAAAAAGTCTCGTACTGCTAACTGAAACTCTTCTTGGCACTCGTAGTGTTCCCACCAGTAGTTGACAATTGCTTCAGCAATAACTGACTGGTCAGCATCCTCTGGTCCACGAGGACTAACAATAATCTTTGGGCGACCAATAGATACTGATGGATACAGGATGTTAATAGTAGCAAAAGCCATGTTGACAAGCATTCTGTCAAAGGGGACAGCGTTGTTATATTGCTTTCCGCGGTACAAGTTGATAAGACGTGCCCACGTTTGTGAATAGTTGTCGGTAACTATACGTCGTGAATTACCGTATCGTTGACGGTACTCATTGAGTAGTTCCGAGTGTGATTGCCTAGCCATATTTATTTCTCCTTCATAGAAACTAAGCCTTCACCTATGGCTGCCAAACGACAGTAACCACCAGGCTTGACTTTGATTGTAATAATGTGACAGTTCTTTTCTTCGGGGCAATAGAATGCACAGTTGCCACACATGACTCCCTTAGATGCATTTTCTTTGTTATCTTCTGGACCGACATAACCAACATAGATTCCGTTGTCGTCTTCGTCTGACAACTTGCCGTACTTCTCAACGATTTCGTGCAGGCTTGCTACATACATTGATTCTGCTGGAGCCAACTTGATTACTGGGTTTGTTACGTACTCCATACCATCTTCTTCTGATTCACCTGATGCTTCGCCAACGTTGATTGCGATAGTAAAGGCTTTGCCCATTGGTGTGTCATCGTATTTCATTCTGTTTCTCCTAAAAGTCGGTTTACTCTTTCATAGAATGCCTGTGAACTAACGCGCAATTGTTTGCGGATTGCTTCTTTATTTGCTCTACCCTGCACCATTTTAAGAAGTGCAGCGTCATCTATTTCATTAAAAGCGGCTAAGGCAGAATCGCCTCGTCCAGGAATACGCGTGCCAGCGTTTTGAATCTCACTCAACCTGTTTTGCCAGAGTTTAAAGTCTGGACTCCCAAGAGCCTTTCGGGCATCAATAGTGCCAAGTTGGCGAATCAATTCTACAATTTGGTCATCGTTTAACATATTCAAACGTTGATTAGCCCATGGGTCACCAATACCTGCCATACCTGAGTCGCGGACAACTTGTGGTAATGTTTCTCCTGCAAATTTGCGTTGTAAAGCATCATCAAGTACTTGGCTTACTGCTTCCTTAAAAGGAATTCCAACATCATTCAGTTTTTGTGCTTCCTGTATAATAAATCGGTATTCATTTTCATTAACATATTGCAGAATTTCGTCACGAATAAGGTCAGGCGGATTCATCCGTTGTCCCGCAATTCTTGATGCTGCAAAAGCCTCTACCTGTGGGTATAACACTGGGTCATTTAACATCTCAACAAGCGTTATATCAGGACTGAAACTAGACAATGGGTCATTAGGATTGCCTTGTGCACGAACAATCTTGTCTCGTATGTAGTTGTAAGCAAACGTAGCATTGCCATCACCAATGGCATCTGGGACACCTGGTTTGGCGGAGTTTGTAAATATCTTTCGCAATGCAGCGTCATCGCCCATTTCCATAACACGACGACGAGCAAAAAGGTCTTGTAGTGCTTCTGCGGTTAATGGAATGCCACCCTCAATAACTTTCTGTGACCCTGTTACGGCAAGTGATTGGCTGGTTGGAATATTAATATCGGTTCCTGTACGAGACTTTGGGCTTCGTGTAAAATAAGCAGCAGGGGGATTATCGTAAAGAACATCAAACATTCCAGTATTGGTCATCTGACGATTACCTAGTATTCCTTCAATAATTCCTGGTTGAGTAGCGTCCCACATATAACTATTCCCAGGAATTGAGTCACCACCGACAGTAGTTCCCTGACCTGCTTGACGAGGAATAATACTTTTTGTGCCAGCGGGCAAATCTCCAGGCACATTGACGTGGATGCCATACTCGTAAGGATTAAAGCGCGCACCTGGGTTTGTAATATTATTTCTAACTGCAGAAGTACCAGCAGTCATTCCAGCCTTTGCTACCGAACCAACAGCAATGGCATTAAGGATGTCTTCTAAGGCAGTAGAAAATAACTTACCTTCACGATAGTCATTGATGTAATTAATACCTGGTTCTTTGGTATCAACATAAGGTAGAACGTCAACAAGGTTTGAGCCTGTGCTTACAATACTCTTACCCATCCCAATAGGGATACTTTGAATACCTTCTGTTAGAATTAAGTTACTCAGGTCTTCACTTTGTTGTGTGCCAGGAATAAACGATGCTCCTGTATTGTATAACATGGAACCAAGACCTTTAACATTACCCCAAAAACTACCGTCTGGTTTAGGTTGAGTAATTGGACCAGCGGCTTCGGTCATAATTGGAATATCTGAAACTGGCGTTGTTCCACTAAAACCTTGAGATGCTGCATATTGTAAAAAGGCAAGACGACGACGTTCTGCTTCTCTTTCCATTTCATCTGCTGAAGCCATTACTTGTCCTTTCTCTTATTTTGCGCTTCTGGTTGCAACAATATGTACTGACGCTGTTCCGCTGGTATAAGTACTCATGCGAGCACGAAAGTATGGTAACCCAGTAATATTTACACTTCCAAGAACGTTCCCGTTTGTTGTGTGATGTAACTGATTTGCGTTATTATCTGTACTGTGTGTTATTGCTTGATGTTCCCAGTTGGTGCCATCAAGTGACGATTCAAATGTAATAATGCCAGCCCATGTTCCATATACTTGAACCTTAATGTTGTCACAGTGAGTTGTTTCTCCCAAAACTGTTGCATTAAGTGCTGACAGTGTTCCTAGCACATCTCCAGGTACGTACATTAATAAGGCATACCTTTTGCTGGGCTAGGCTTTTTTGCTGCTGGCGTACCAGCCTTGGGCTGATTAAAAGTACCATCTGATTCTCGTGGGTCTACTTGAATCGTTCCTGGTACGCTCTTCTTTCCATTCGGTACTTTCATACCGCTTTTCGCAGCAGCAGCAGCAAGGGCAGCCTTCTTTTTGGCTAGTGCATCAGCATCCATAGCAGCATCTTTGCCTGCTAGTGCATCTTCGTAAGCCTTTTCCATTGATGATTTATCGGGCATTTTGTTTCTCCTTAAAGGGTTTTGGGTACTGTGGGTTTAATTCTTACAGGGCGCATAGAATCGTAATAACTATCAGTCTTACGAGGCTTGCGGGGTCTTTTGTCTGGTTCAACAATTACACCAGGGATTCTTCCTTCTCCTTCGGGAGTAAAGTCGGGTCCTGGTCTAGTTGTGTGAGTGTCTGGAATAACAATGTTTTCAATAACTTCCCGAGGAATAATTACTATTTCATCGCCTTCTGGTAGCCATGAGCCATCTTGATAGTCTGGTCTATTAGTAAATTTCTCAAACCAATCGGTCACCCACGAACCTCCACCAGAATCAACGGGCACTAGATAAGTACCAGTGTCTTGTTTGCCTGAGGCATCAGCGTAGGGAACACCTTCGTCATCTTGTCTACGGCTAGCCATTTGGTATGCCTTGCTTAAAGATGGATTAACTGATTTTTTATCGGGCATGTCATTTCTCCTTGTTGAGGTGCCAATCAATATGACCCTCTAGTCGGTTATCTACCTTGTCAACTGTTTTAATTACTTGCTCCAGTAATTCTCTGGACTCGGCGTGCTGAGAACTGTTCTCTTTACGTAAGTTATTAATAATTACACCTAAAGGTCCTACAATAAACGCGACAACTAGGGTAACCCAGACTGGCTCCATGTTAAATTAGTTCAGCCCGTGCTGGAATCTTTTCAATCTTTCCTGCTTTGAACGCTGGCGAATCTTCGTAGTAGCGTTGTTGTTCACGAATAGTCGGTCCAGAGAACACTTCACGTCCGTGAGAGAAGCCCAATCGGACTCCTTTAAGGTGGCATGCGAAGCAAAGACCCCTCTTGAGGTCGTTTTCAGAGGTAATAGAGTTTCCACAGATGCAATTTTTCATGTATTCTCCTATCTAATAGCACTTTTCTTACATTGGCTAGGCTTATGAGACGTTAAATGACCCGATAACAAACTTCTGCGCCTTTGGCTTCTCCACCTTGGAGGCAAACCAGTCAAAGGAAAAGATGGGCGCTTCAATCTTTGGGCGGTATTCTGCGTGCCAAACGAACTTAAGCATCTGGTTAGCAATGGCTAAAGACATTACGCAGTCGTCGTGAGGTGACCCGTGAGTAGAGCCGTTGTCGTCACGAACAAAGGTTTTGAGTTCGGCTATGGTGTTTTCATCGTTAATCTCTAGCACGCCATCTCTGATGTTTGCGTTGAGTTCGTCAATCGCAAGGGGCTTTGATAAGGTGGTGGTTCTCCAACCTAGGGTTTCTGAGGCTTCGGCATTGCGTTGATTAAGTCGTCGTTGACGGTAGATGTTGGGATAGTTTGCTTTATGTAGGCTGGTCAGGGTAGTAAGACCGTGGTTGTTGGACTCAACGCCAACGAGTGCTCCGTTATAGAAGTAGCCTAGACCGTACAGGATTTCACCAAATTTGTCTGGGTCAATGTGTCCGTGCCAATGGGCAACAATCTGTCCAGATTTAGCATTAATGACGTGAGCACTAGAGAAGTCTCCACGAGCCAGACCTTCTGCTACGTCAGCACCGATTGTGTACACACCTTCGTGTACTGGCAGTTTCCATATTTTAAGG